CATCCCGATGACCATCAAAATTGGCATTCAGCCGGGAGTTGGCGAGTATGGGCCAAGTAATAGGATTAAGAACTATATGGCGTACGCGGCCCCCGTTGTCTCTCAAGGCGCGAATGGGACGCCCGTCACCATTGTAACCAAGCCCGCGCCCACCCCAGCAGGTCAGCCCCCCATCAACCCGGCAACCGGAGTGCCCTACAAGCCGTGGGAAAACTGGCCGGGGAAGTAAGATTTTTTACCCTGTCCGTATAGTCGGGGTTCTCTAAAACTTTTTCAAGGAGTGTTTTATGGACGAAAGAAAGATCGTGAGAACGAACAAAGCTGGCGTGTTTTTTGGAAAGATCGAAAAGAAAGATGGTAACACCGTTACACTTTCAAGCGCTCGCCGGTTATGGTACTGGGAAGGGGCGGCAAGCCTTTCGGAGCTCGCGCAGTTTGGCACGGCAAGCGTCAGCGGATGCAAGTTTCCCTGTGCAGTCGATGAAGTCGAGCTTTTCGACGTTCTCGAAATACTGTCGGTGACAAACGAAGCCGCCGCGTCTATTGACGGGGTGAAAGAATGGAAGCGTCGATAAAACGATTTTTGTCCGGCTCCGGCTCCGGCGACGGCTCCGGCGACGGCTCCGGCGACGGCTCAGGCTCAGGCTACGGCGACGGCTCCGGCTCCGGCGACGGCTACGGCTACGGCTTCGGATCCGGCTTCGGCGACGGCTCCGGCTCCGGCGACGGCTACGGCTACGGCTACGGCTTCGGATCCGGCTTCGGCGACGGCTCCGGCTCCGGCGCCGGCTACGGCGACGGCTACGGCTCCGGCTCCGGCGACGGCTACGGCGACGGCTCCGGCTCCGGCGACGGCTACGGCTACGGCTTCGGATCCGGCTTCGGCGACGGCTCCGGCTCCGGCGCCGGCTACGGCGACGGCGACGGCGACGGCGACGGCTCCGGCTACGGCGAAAAACTCATGAAATATCAAGGGAAGAAAGTTTATTATATAGACTCTATTCCTTGTGTATTTGAGTCGGTTCATGATAACTGGGCATCGGTCATGGTTATAAATTGCGAAGATTTTACAACAAAAAAAGCCGTTGTAGCAAAACTTGACGGACTATTCGCTCATGGCGAAACGGTTCGCAAGGCCTTCTCAGCTGTTACCGAAAAAGTCATGGATAACATGGACGATGACGAGAAAAAGCGTCGCTTTCTTGAAGCGTTCCCGGAATACGAGACACCGTACAAAATCGATGATTTCTTTTCATGGCATCACATCGTTACCGGATCGTGCGAGTTTGGCAGGAAGAAATTCGCGCAGGAACACGGAATCAACCTTGATGGAGAAATGACCGTCAAGCAGTTCATCGAGTTAACGCGAGGATCTTATGGTGGGTATCGGATCGGCGAACTTTTGGAACTGTACAAGAAGTAAACACGCGTGCTCCCGGCGATACGGGGGAAAGGAAGTTTTATGGAACAGAAAAAAGTCACGCTTGATACCATCAATTCAGGCGCGGCGATTGACCTTTTCAATGAGGAGTTTGAAGCCCTCTTGAAAAATCTAGCGGATGAAAACACCTCTCCAACAAAGACTCGGACGATCACGTTGAAGGTTACGGTCAAGCCGAACGAAACACGGGAAAGCGCTGCCACCATGGTCGAGGTCTCCCACTCTTTCGCTCCGATGAAACCCCATGCCGGTATGGTTGTTTTTTCTTCCGATGGAAGGAATATAGAGGCGTTCGCGGTCAGTCAAGGAAAACAGCCTGATCTACCGGGCGTTATTCAATTCGCTGAAAAAGCAGGGGGAGAAAAGTAATGGACGGACAAGCAGTTTTAGAAATTGCCAAACTCGAAGACGCACAGAAAACTATTGTTGTCGGGGAACAAACCTTTTCCCGCGAGGAATTCAAACCGGTTATTTTCGACCCGCGGCCTTCAGCGGTTGAAGGAAACACGCTCACGGGATTGATTGACTATATGCGGGCAAATGTCGAGGGCGTAAAGCTCGAAGGTTGCCTCTTGCTGGTCAAGGATTACGCCCATGTCGAACTGGTTGAAAAGTTTTCCGGAGCACGAAAAACTCGTACCGTGTTCTTTTCGGCCTCGCTCGACAAAAATCTCCCCGCATTCCCCTTTGATAGCTTTATCGCGGTTGAGGATTTTATCATCAAGGCGCGGTCTTTGTTTCAGAACACGGCAGACCTTGACGCGGTTGTTTCGCTTGTTTCCCGCGTGACTGAACAGAACCAGATTACCGCCAAAGATGACGGAATTTCTCAGGAAGTACAGGTCAAGAAAGGTCTTTCCGGCGCGGTGTCGGAAGGCGTTACGACCAAGGGCGTATATGCCCTGCGGCCGTATCGAACCTTTCGGGAGCTTCAACAGCCCGAATGCTCGTTTATTCTTCGCCTCAGAGCAAAGACAGACGCGCTCCCTGGCGCTGCCTTGTTTGACGCGGAAGGCGGCACGTGGCGCAATCTCTCGACGGAAGCTATAAAAGCCTATCTGGTTGAACAAACCGGCGTATATGGCCTTTCAGTTCCCGTAATCGCATAGCCCACCTATCAGGCTTGGCCCCTTCGGGGGCCGTTTTTCGGAAGTGAGAGGCGCCTCGGATAGCGCCGGGATATGCGAATCTGCACCCACCAAGTCGCGTTTACCTAATGGTGAGGTGCTAGCCGAGTTCGACTCTGGCCACTCCCGTTTTTATGGTACAAAAATAATTACGATTTATCTTGCGTTTGTTTATTTTATGGTATAGAATTAAAAGCATGGAGGAAACTTATGAAACAATTTTTTATAGCCTTAATCGGGGCGCTTTTCGGGCCGGATTCGCATTCACGGGGGAGGTATTAGGGATGAAATACGCTGATCTAAAAGAAATTATGACAGAGTTTCGCCTGAATCACATAACCCGAACAGAACTGGTCGCGGCGTTCGCACTGTGGCAGAGACCGGTCGAAATAGCTCGACTAGATGAAATTAAAAGGAGATTAGCAATTCATTTTCAGGTTCCTTTTAATATGCTTTGGCCGGGGCAAAAAGATCCTGGAGACAACTACAAATTGGCGCTTGAGGCGGTAATAAGATGAACCATACAAAAGAACCGTGGCACGTTTGCGACGGATTAATTTCTTCTGAAAAAAAAGAGGCTATTGCCCTTGTAGAACATAGCGGTATGAATGGCCCTGTTTCACCAACCGGATCCGCCAACGCCCGCCGGATTATCGCGTGCGTGAATGCGTGCTCGGGAATTGAGACAGAACTGCTGGAAGACCCAGAAGGGAGGTTCAACCCCGGTTTTTACGGCAGGATGGCATCCAAGGAAGGAACGCGAGCGAATAAGGCCGAAAAAGATCGCGACGAGCTTCTCGCGGCGCTGAAGGAGCGAACCGGTTTTTATTATGAAAGAAACGTACCCCATCAGTTTTCTTTGCCTCATTGTCTTTGCCGGGAATGCACGGATAAACGTTGTGATTCAGCTCTTGCAAATATCGAGGCTAAGAAATGAAATGCCAAGGCTGGTATAATCCAGAGTGCAACAGAATGGACGCGGTTAACTTTAGGATGCGCACGGCATATCACATTGAATCAAAAAACTTTAGGGTTCTTTGTCCTGATTGTCAAAAAGAATGTATTGAATATTGGGATGCAGAATGGGAAAACCTAAACAATGAATTAATGCAATCATTAAAGGATAATCCCCATGCCTGACATCTCCCTCGCCCTTCGCCCCCGGTTCATCGACCGGGTATATGAATCGTATGAAAGAAAGAACGCTGATTGGCGTCGCCCCCACCTCGGGGCGTCCCTCTTGGGTAATCCCTGTCGTCGCGCCTTGTGGTTTTCCTTTCGGTGGTCTATCGCTCCGAATTTCCCCGGACGAGTTTTACGCCTTTTCGATACTGGAAACCGAGAGGAAGGACGGATCGTCGCTGATTTAAGGAATGCGGGTATTACGGTATTCGATAAAGATCCTGCAACCAATCAGCAGTTCCGCGTATCGTTCTGCGAACACTCCGGGGGTAGCCTTGACGGTATCGCTCAGGGATTCGACGAAGCGCCCAAAAAATGGCACGTCGTGGAGTTCAAGACGCATAATAAGGAATCGTTTTCGGGGTTAAAAGTGAAGGGTGTCGAGGTGTCAAAGCCACTTCACTACACCCAGATGCAAGTATACATGTACAAAATGAACGAAGCTTTCCCGGGGGAATTCGACCGTGCTATGTACATCGCCGTCAATAAAGATAATGAAGAAATGTACGGGGAACGGGTAAAATTGGATCACCTGTTCGCGCAGCAGACGATAGGAAAAGCGAGCGCCGTGGTTGAAAGTCCAAGGCCTGCAGGAGTGTTATCTGATGATCCCAAATACCCTGCTTGCCTATTCTGCGAGTATCACGGGCTTTGTTTCGGTACAGAGTGGAAGGATACGGGCTCTGGTTGGGCTTTCGTTCCCTTCTCTCGGGATAAAATAGAACGCAATTGCCGGACTTGCTTGCATTCTTCTCCAACCAAAGGGGAAGGACGCGGCGAAAACGTGTGGGACTGTGCAAAGGATGATAGTTGGATAACCGACGGAAAACAAAAATGCGCTGATCACCTCTTCGTTCCTGACTTCCTGCTTGTTTCTCTCGGGGCGGTGGTTGACGCGGATCGCGGGGGTGAGTGGGTTAAGTATGCCGGCGGGGTGAATTATAAAGGGGGAAGGATTGAAGAAAAATAAGTATTTACATCTTTATCGTGACGGCTTGCAAGTTTGGCCAATTGGAATAATCTGCCTCCGTCGCATTAAAGGTTTTGGTTTTGGCTTCAGCAAAGAGCGCGGAAGCGACGTTTTAATCGGCATCGGCATCCTCTTTACCGTTCATATTATTCAAGTAAACTGGAAGGTATGTAAATGAATCAAATTAAACGTATCTATATCAGTGGCCCGATTACCGGATACCCGGACGGGAACAAAACGGCTTTTTATTCTGCCGAGAACGTAATAACTTATTACGGAGACACACCAATCAACCCCCACCGAGTCTGTGCGCACCTCCCCGCAACCGCCACATGGGCAGATTATATGCGCGAGAACATCCCCGCGCTTTGTACCGCGCAAGAGATTTATATGCTCCGTGGCTGGTGGCGGTCGCGTGGGGCTCGTCTTGAATGGGTGATAGCGTGGGGGCTGGGGATGAAGGTCCGTTATGAGTAGGGTAACTACTTATGACGTAAAAGGGTTATATATCGAAAATCTTACGGCTGAAATATTCAATGCAATATCAGAAATTATACCAATAAATATAAAAGATACTAAATTCATTGAAGCACAAGAAAAGGTTTTCCGTATAATAGCCCGTGAGTATGTAGAAAAGGAGCCTCAGAAATGACCCTTGACGACCGCCAAGAATACCTTTTTTCTCTTTTCGCACTATCTGACGAAACGCTTCAACTTGAGGCTGATGACGCGTTTATAAATATGTGCGGGGACGCGGACGAATCAATACGGTATGTCATGTGTGTAGATGAACAAAAAAAGAGAGAAAACCGCATAAAATACGGGAATTACGAGAAATACCAGACGGCTGTATTAGTGAGATCGGTATGACCGAACCCTTCCTTTTTGACGATATGCTAGAAAATAGTGGTATAATAGAGCTTCCTTTGGGCGTTGAGATTAAAAGCTACAACACACCAATTGAACAGGCCTCTTTGGATATCATGGAAGAGGTCGACCTTTTTTTCCGCTCGAGCATAACGGTTGAGGAATACGACACCGTACAGAAAAAGGTAAAGAAAATACTGACGGAGGCTTTCGGTGAAAAAAGTAATAATATTCCTACTCATCGTCTTATCAATACCAGTCCATGCCCTGACGACGTATGAAATCGCTTCCAAATTAACCGGCTGTCCGGTCGAAATACTCTACGGGATCGCTTTTGCGGAGTCAACGGGCAATCAATGGGCAATAGGAGACGACGGTATATCTCAAGGCCGCTTCCAGATAAACGAGAAATACCATGCAGAACGGGCGCGTCTCTACGGGGAATATAACCCCTTCGATCCTCTTGCTACGGCCATTCTGACAGGGCGTTTGTACATGGATAATCTAAGAACATTGGGAACCCGCAACAGGGCTATTGCTGCCCATCGTCAAGGCGTTACGGGCGTTAAAAAGAACGGAGTAGATAAAGAATATGTCTCGCGGGTATTGAATTATCCGCGAGGCTTATTCTATTAGTGAACTAAAAGTCCCGCGATAAAGCCCCCGGCAGCGCCCACCAAAAAGCCCACAATCGTATATTTAACGACATTACCGCCAAGTCTTTTTATTTCGGTATCACGTACCTTTATTTGCGTTTGCGTCGCGCTCTCGTAATTCGTCGATGAGGTTTTTACTTGATTCCACGAGTCCGTCACCTTTATTGACCAACTGTTCACCCGTAGTACGTATGTCTTCACTTCGGCTTGATACGCTATCCATGCTTCCAACTGCCGCGCGGTTCTCTCGTTCAGCGTCAGATGCTCGTTTGTCGGCTTCGGCGACGGTATCGACAACAGGCTTTCGTTTACCGGAAATTCCGGCAAGGGTTGCGCCAACAAGGCCGACAAGTCCACCCCCTGCGGCGACGAATTTCCACCCTGCGAAAACGCCAATAATGAGCAAAACAAGAATAACAACAATAAAAATAATAGTTTTTTTACGCACATTATTTCTTTTTTGCGAAGGCCGCGGCTATTGTCTCAATCAGCCAGATAATGCCAAGTCCAGCAATACCTATTTGAGTGACAACAGTGGCGACTTTACCAAGGTCAATTACTTGTCCGGTAAGGGCTGAAACCAGTCCCGCGAGGGCAACCACTACCTGGACAACCTGAACCCACTTCTGATCAAAAAACGCTTTCACCTTGTTAAGAAAATCAATCATAAAATCTCCTTGCCCTTAAAGCCGGTCGAGCTAGTTCATTTGATAGTGGGGAAGATCCGGGAAACTATGCCAGTCTCCACCCCATTCGAAACCATGTTTTTTGAAAACGTCCGAAATTCCCTTCCATCGGGGATCGGAGGGAGCAGGCCAAACAGCAACGCCGGAAACAAGTGGCACGACATCAATGGCAGTACCGCCTTGATGAGGGCTTTTATTTTTCACCCCGTCGCAATTTGTGACAGAATAATCGTTATCTGAATGCGTTTTCTTGTCTTTTCCCAAGTATTCTTTGATCTGGTATAGTCCGGCAACGGCTCGAAGTGCGTTGACTTCCTTGAGCGTCTTTCTTCCTTGAGCATACAGGGCTATTTGTTCGGCATCGGTTCGCAGGGTATAAGTAACAATAACAGGAAAATTCGCCTGTTTTAGTTCCTGCAAGGCCAGAACAGCGGCGGCCATTACTTGCGGTTTAAGGTCTTCTAGTTTGACGCTCATCCTTTACCTCTTTAAAAAAAAGCCGATTACGGACATTGCTGCCGTGGTTAAAAGACCAAGCCAGACAGGGGTAAGCCCTCTGTTTTCTTTATGATTTTCTATATGGTTGCAGATTTTTTCCTCAACGCGCTCGACATCAGCACAGGAGGCTGTGTCTTTTTTCATTTCTGACACTTCAGTGCGTAAAAGGTTAACGCTTGTCTGTGTTTGCGCGGATATAACAGCTACCTTTTGTATTTCGCCCAGTAGCATGATTACGTCGGAATTTTCCATAAGGATAGTATATTATGCTTTCGTATGTACGGCAAGACACATAAGGGCCGCTGTTATGTCAAAAAGGTCTAAAACGGAATAGTATCGGTGTATATAGGCTCTTTTTCTTCCCTTTCCATATCGTACCTCTGTTTTATTCTCGGCATATCCACTTCCACCTCCGGCGCCCCCTCCCCGTATTCCTTTCGTGTCACGCGGTCGAATTTCCCTTCCTGAGTGACCCAAATCTTTAGGGGTGAACGGGGCGGCTTGGCAAGAAACGCCTCTACGGTCCGGGGCCAATCGGCGTATGCCACCCCGGCAGCCGTCAAGAATTTCCCATAATAAAAGGCAAGGTTAGGAGTCCCGGCCTCGGGAAAGACCCATTCTTTGAACGTGAGGAATCCACAGGTATACTCGACCCTGACCGAATCTTTTTTACCTTGCTTCGTGTGCCGGGCGTATCGGCAGCCGGTAACGGTGTATTCCTGGGGGAGAATCTGGCTTTTCAGGACGGGGGCGGCGACAGGTCGAGGCGCAATCTTTGGTTCAGGAGCCGGGAATTCATGCCCGCATACCGGGCAAATTCGGAAGCCCGCAGCTATTATAGCGCCACAAACACACTCTTTTGCCGGCGCAACCCCTTCGCCTTTTCCCGGCGCTTCAGGGTCAACGGCATCGATTGGCCCATGCCTTACGACATTGGCCGAAAAATCCAACAGAAGACAATCAGTTTTACCCGTTGCCGTGCGCATTCCGCGTCCTACCATCTGGACGTAGAGGGACGGACTTCCCGTTGGCCGTAGCATGACAATCATGTCCAAATCCCGGCAATTAAACCCAGTTGTTAAAACGTCGATATTTATGAGGCATTTTATCTGTCCGCACTTGAATTCTTCAACTATTTTTTTCCGCTGGGCTTTCGAAGTTGTCCCAGTTACGACGTCCGCCGTGATACCCTCGTTTATGACGGCCTGATAGACCTGTTCCGCGTGAGCCAAGCCGGTCACGAATACGAGCCATTTCTTTCGGTCTTTCCCCCGTTCGATGAAATCGGCAACGGCCACCGCCGTCGTATCCCCGGCCATAGCCGCTTTTTCAAGCTCTCCGGATATAAATTCCCCGCCTCGCTTGTGAACGTCTGACGTGTCTATCTTGATCGCTCCTGCGCGAGCGAAAACGGGGGAAAGGTATCCTTGATCGATTAAATACTGTGGCTCGACGGAATAGATAATATCCTGAAACATCGCGTCTTCACCCTTGTGAAGCCAACCCGAATCCATGCGATACGGGGTAGCCGTGAAGCCCACAACGCGGAGGTGTGGGTACATCATGGAAAGTATCGACAGGGTTTTTATATAGCGCGTTTGATCGTTCCTGGGTATCAGATGGCATTCGTCAACCAGTACAATTTCGGGGGGCGGATGCAGGCGGTTCACGGCTTTTTCGATCGACTGGATCCCGGCGAAAAGAATCGGGGCGACAAGGTCTTTCCTTCCGAGTCCAGCAGAATATATCCCGGCCGGGGCTTCCGGCCATGTTTCCAATAATTCCTTGTGATCTTGCTCGATTAATTCCTGAACGTGCGTTAAACAAAGGATGCGGGTTCCCGGCCATTTTTCGCATATCTCTTTTATCAACATCGCCATTACAAAGGATTTCCCCCCGGCTGTGGGGATAACGACAATTCCGTGTTTTGATTTCGGTTTGTTCCAGTAGGTGTAGACGGAATCAACGGCCTCTCGCTGGTAATCTCTCGGTGTGTTCAAATCCGACCCCTTTATAAGATGGCCGCGTCACGCCCGACAATTCGGGAGGACGGGTCTCGAGTGCCGGAAGCGGCCATCATATAAAAGGGCTGATTCCGTCCGTTTGAGTTTAACTGGCCGTGACTCCGGTTAAACGTTTTTTGTGATATCTGCGATAAAAAGTGTACGCAGATATTTTGAAAGCGTCAGTTTTAATTCTTTCGCTCTCGCCTTAAGGAGCGCCAGTTCGTTTGGAGTAAACCCAGTTCGAACCATCTTGTTCATCTTTTCTTCTTCCGGCTTAACAGGACCCGGATGTCCCTTGTGTTGTCCCATGCTTATATTTTACGGTATAAAATGAAAAAAGGCAAGCCCGGCTTGCCTTTTTGTTACAAATAATAATCTGTGGTTACTCTGTACCCCACACGAGGTGGGCCTTGTTGTCTGGATGATCTAGGTTGTATGATTCCATCACAAGGTTCATGGTTCCGCCTTTCCATCCTGTCCAGTTCCATTCAAACTCTGCGGTATAAATTAGGCCGTCAACAATTGTCCCATCGTCCAATACAAGGGCGCACTGCCAATGTCCCAAGACGGGATCAAACGAGGTAACTGGGGGCGGCGGGGGCGGCGGAGCGACAGTGTGGTAATCCCACGGTTTTTCGGGGAATTCCCTATTGTGAGATTCAACGGTAATTTTTATAGCATTGAGCATCACGTCATAGTTCCCTTCGGGCGGCTCGTATCCGATGACGGCTTCGTCATCAAAAAACATGTAATTCCAGCCGGGCTTGTTGCATTTATCGACTGTAGTTTTATCTTTTTTTATTCCTCGCGCCATAGATCGGCCTCCTGTTACAGGGTAATTTATCCACTCATATGATACGGCAGAAAATGCGGAGGTGCGAGGGTCAGTCAAAGGGTCAAACGCGGGCGCTGGGGTTTCCTCGGGCGCTTCCTCTTCAACGATGGGCGTCACAACTTCGGGGCTTTCCTTCTCTTTCTCTATAATTTTGGTGATCTCGTTCGGCTGTGAGCAGGAAAACATTAAAACTGCGATAAAAAGTAAAAATATTTGTTTCATAGTATCTCCTTATGAATTAAATATACACCCAAAAAGAAAATAAATCAAGTCTTTTTAGTCGATTTTTTCTCAATCGGTGCCTCGCTGTCGACTGTTATCGTCTCCCATTTATTCTCGGGGAATTCCATATTATGTGATTCGACGGTTAATCCCGCCGCGTATTCCAATAAATCCTGTGGAATATCGACGGTTACTTCGTTTTTAACCAGTTCTTTTCCTTTGGCGTCTTTGATTATTATAAAAATCATGCTACGTATGACCCCCCATGTTGGTAAATATGTACAGAAACGGCGGGTGAGTGGGTTTCTTTGGCGATGCGTGGAGTGCTGTTTGTACCGTCATTGGAAGGAAGAGATATCCCCGATACATTTACAGTATTTGTCTGATTTGTATTTACGGTAGGCCAATTTATCGCGCCACCTGGATTTGCGCTGTATACACTAAAACTATGCGCATGTCCTTGAGTAAAACCCCTCCGCCTCAAACTACCAGAAACAAAGTATCCATTCGCGTCATTAACGCCCATTAACGAAAGACCCTTTGCCGAAAACACGCGGGCTGTCGTTGTACTTCCTGGTACCCGGTGCGCGTAAAATTCCGCCGAAGAGGTAACGGACCCCGAAGCATTCCCTGCGACAAAGGCAAAGGAAATTTGCCGTGTGCTCGGGTTGACGTTAGTCAGAGCATATGTTCCGGCGGTTATATTCCCGATCGTCGGGATGGTGGTCGATCGCCAGTTTGTATAAGATCCGTGCTGAACCTGATCTTCCAAAAGATCCGAAAGTGCCGCGATGTGATCCGCGTCGTTGGTAAATGTAAGAGTCGCGACGTTCGCGGCAATTACCCAGTTTGTTACGCCTAACGCGGCAAGTTCGCCCGTCAGTCCGTCCTTAAATATGGTTTTTAATCCATAAAGATATGGCTGGAGGCGCGGCCAATTGGCGACCGCAATATCTTTGTAAATATCAAAGTCAGTCAGGCATAATTCTGGAAAATAAGTGACAGGCGTTGCTTTTGCAAAAGCCGCGGGGACTTTTCTTTCCGGCCGGGTAAAAATCTCACCAACGCCCTTCCCATACTCAATCGCGTTTTTTATTGAGGGTGAATCCACGGCGTCACTGATCAGAGCCCAATATGTCGGATCTGTCAGTGGGGGCTTTGCCGCTGCCGACGTGCTGTTCTGCAGCGCCCGGTATATTCCTCCCGCTCCGTCAGAAACAAAAGAAACAAGGGCGTAATAGTCCGCATCCTCGCTCCATTCCGGGATGCCGTTCTGCAAAATATAGGCAATCTGTGACGAAAACAAAAGGTAAAGGCCGTTTAAATCCTGGATGCGCGGAGGCTCGTTCGCGTTGTTAGTCGCGGCAAAAAGACCCGCATCATATGGTGAAAGCGACTGAATGAGCGTCAGATCTTTTGTCGTTGCCGGACTACCTAAAGAATCCGACCCGAACTTTCCGAATTCTCCAACCCCGCCTGATGACCCGAAAATCTTTTGATGAACCCGTG